TTATAGGAGTGCACCTTTTCCTTACCGGCGACGATCAATGCGAACGCGAGTCGCAACAATTCTTGAAGTTCCTGTTCGGGCAGCACGTAGCTCGCCGCAAGCACTCCTATCACCCATGAAGCGTTCCCACGTTCGGAGACCTCCAAAATCCCCCCGAGGCCGCGCTGCGCCAGGATTTCGCGCAATGCATCGATCCTTAGGCCCTGGATGCGCTCCTCGCGCATGCGGACGTCGATTTTGTCGATGTCTTCGATCTCGTCGGCGGACTCCTCGACCCACCCTTCCCGGAACAGCCAGGCGTGCTTGTTTAGCAGGTCGCTTGGTTCGAGCCCCGCGTAGGCAGCCTTTCCCGCTATCGCAAGGCCCGCTGCCTTCGCGTTCGTTTTCGCTTGCACGGCCGCGCGTCGAGACAATGTCGAGATGCGGATTTTCTCGCGCAGCGCAGCCTTGTCGGCATCGCTGGCTACAGTATTCGCCCAAGCTTCGATCAGTGCCCATAGGCGAGCTTGATCCGCGTCGGTCAGATTTTGCACCCGCTCCACGAGATCGCACAGCATCCCGAGCGAATGGCCCTTCCAAGTCAACGCCATCTCGATCATCTCGCGCACGAAAGCGTTGATCGGCGCCCACGTCGAAAAAGGTTCGCCGAACCCATAGCCGTCAGGGCGCCATCGTGGCTTGTGGCTATAGTGTCCGACCTGAGAATGCGCGTCGAACTGCGCGACGCAAATCTTCCAGGCAACATCCGGAAACTTTTCGGCCAGTTTCCTCATCAGGTCCACCCGCTGCTGACGGTTCGCCGCGGTCTGTGGCATCCAAACGCGGAAGATCGGCTCCAACGAATTCGTCGGTTTGTTGAGCCAGTTGTCGTTGATCTCAATCTGTGCAAGTCGGGCGAGTATGGAGGCCGCACGCGGCAACATCGCCGGATTCCACGAAAGGCCCTCCAATGCCCACAGCAGGCCCGTACGGCTCGGGTGCCCGAACACGCCCGTGTCTACCGGACGCAGTAGACCCAGAACCGCGGGGTTGTCAGACTTGAGGTCGCGTTCGATTATCGAAAGGAATTCATGGGGAGCCGCTTCGGCGTAGGTCGGAAGATCACGGTCGTTGGCTTCCAAAATCCGCGTGGTCAATGGCGTCAGCAAATCGCGCACCACGCGGGCCGCCTCGCTCTCGGTATCGATGCCGAGACGGTTCTTGAAAAGATGCTCGCCGTTAATCGCCATCAAGACCAGCGTTTCCGAAATGCCTTCGCGGAAGGCGGCGGAGAACTCGCGCGTCTTGCCGTGGATTGACGCGGCCCAGCGCTGATCCTCGTCCAGATCGAGTGCGGGATCATCTTCGCCCAGCACCATGCGCGCCATCGAGAAGTAGTGATTCAGGTCGTCAGACGTCACTGCGCCAGCGATGGCGCACAGCAGGTCAATCTTCGAGATGACGCCCCTGTAGTGCCCAACCGACCAGATCGGGGCGTCGTTCAGTTGTGCGAGGCTTTGGCAGACCCTCTCAAGCTCGTCATAGGGACGTCCTCCGGCCAACAGCGAAAGGCCGATTTTGTCGGTATCATTTTGGCTGTTCCATGCACCCACGAACAGGAACGGCACGAGGCTTGCCGCCGTCTGACGATCCGCCGCCCATTCAGGCGTCCGCACCGCAGGGACCGTCGAAAGCTGACGGCGCAAAACGGTCAGCGACCTGCCCGAAGCATTCGCTAGCCGTGAGGTCTCGTCGCGATCCTTGCCCATCTCTGCGAGCGCCTTGTTGAACGTCTCGTAGTTCGCCGGCTCAAGAACGATATCGGGCTGCGTAGTAGTTGCGGTGTTGCGCGGGTAAATCACGATGGAATGCATCGACCTCGCATAGGGCGCGAGTTCGCGCTCGACTTCCCTCGTGAAAACAACCGGAATGAAGGTCTGCGCGCCAGCCGCCAAACGCGGCAACACGCCGGTCTTATCGAACACCAGAACGCGGTCGCGATATGAAGCCAGCTCTTCGCTTCCGCGTGCGCTAAGCAGTTGGGCGAGGAAGGCGAGCGCCTCTTCGGTCGAGTCAGCCGCGATCAAGATCGGCTTTTCGGGGGGCTTCGACAGGAGCGAAAGCATTGCGCGCTTGGTGGCTTCGATAGCGGAGCTGAACAACGCGCCGGTTAGCGGCGGTGCCGAGACGCTGGCCCAGTCCGCCCAGCACTTGTCGAGTGAACGGACGTGCTGCGCGGGGATCTGCGTTTCATTGGCGAACCAGGCTTGCGCGGGCAGCGACTGCTCCAGCCATTGCTCAAGATCGCTGGCGTCGTAGGCGCGCACATCCTTCCACTCTCCTTTCGCTTTCTTGGCTGCGACCCAGGCAGTCTTCCCAGGCCAGCGGCGCGGCGTGACTGAGATGAATGTCGTTTCCGCTCGCTCCTTCTTGTCGAGCGCCTTCACGCTCTTCGCGTAGTCGCCCTCGGCTTTCGTCTTGGAGTCTTCGTTGGTGCTAAGCTCCCAGCCTGAGCGCCCGGCAGGCACCCAAGGCGTTCCCTCGCTCGCCTCCACGAACCCGTCCCATCCGGCGCGCTCGGCATCGTCGTTTCCGGGAAAGTCCACCTTCGCCAGCCCGCTTCCAGTCGAGTGCACGAGCGTGCGCAGGAACACGGAGAGGCGGATGCGCGCCTGGATGTTGTGCGAGCCCCACTGCTCGATGTTGTTGGCCTTAATCGCCAAGAACGGCGGCACATACGCCTTCGTGTCGGCGGGCGCGTCTTTCTGTTCGGCCTGCGCCGCGTCGAAGCGGGCCTGCATCTCCATCAAGTCCTTGAGGGGGTACTTGAACGCCTTTTCCAGGCGCGCCGCCATATCGGAGGACAAGGCGGCCTTGCCGTTCAGAAGGTTCGACAAGGCCGGGCGGCCAACGCCCATGAGCTGGGCGGCCTTCGTGACCGACATCCCCGGCGGGATGACCTCGGACTTAATGCGGGTTCCCGGATGCGGGGGTTCGGGCGGAAACGTCATGTGAGCTCTCGGTGTATTGTGTTACGCTACACACGCGTTGTAGCGCGTTACGCTACACAATACAACCCTATCCGCTCACAGCTTTACCACCCCCATTTCTAATTGATTCTGCTTTGCTTTCGCCTACAGGGGCCGCGACAGTCGAATTGGAGGGTTTGACCTCTTTAGCGAGCGCCGAAGTAAGTATTCTTTCGACTGCGGCCGCGGCCTGTCGCAGGGCACTGAAAATGAAAAACAATCCCCCTGGCCCGCGCGATTTAAGGCGCTGCCCTACGTTGCTAGAGGACCGATCCGCCAATACCTTTCCGGACGACAGTTTGCAGCTATGGATGAGGATGGCGTCAGCCATGCATCCATCCGGGTAAATAGCGAGGGCATATCTTATGGACGCCCGGTTTCTGCGACAGCGAGGGGTTGACGCGGGAGACTAATCGCAGAGTTTGACCTGACGAAAAGCTCGGCTCTGGTGCGTCTGGGTGACGACCAACTCCTTGAGGAAATGAGCCCAGAGGCCTGACCCGCCATTGAGGAGGAAGCCGGTATCTCTGTCGTAGACGAGGGAGTGTTGATTCGATCACCTCGTCGGCGCGATTCTGGATTGTGATCGTTCGGCGGGGTCGTCGTTGGCCTGCTCCTCGATCGAATATCCATCCACGCCGATCTGACGCTTCGGATAACCGCGGTTACGCTCATACTGAATATGCGAGTAGTGGTGACGCGAGCACAGGGATCGCAGCGGATTCAAGACGAAGCTGTTCCAATCCACGAACGGCACTTTGTGATCGACGCAGACCGCCGGTGTGGTACGTGGTGGCGTTTCGGCAAGACACAGCACACACAACGGCTGCTCCCTCAATTGCAGGAGGCGACGGCGTTTCCAGTACGAGGTTTTGTAGTAGCTATCGAGAACCTTGTCGCGGCGCGGCACGTTGATCCTCTAATTAGTCCGCCGCAGTGGCCGCACGCCGCTGCGAAAAGCAGCAAGATCCGTGCGCAGTTCCTCAACCTCAGCCAACTTCTCGGCGTCACTGCCGTCATTGGCGAGGATCGCCCGCAGACGATCCAAGATGAACGTGATGCGTGCGTCTGCGTTCGCTAATCGGTCATCGATATCCTGCCGATGGGCGGCAAGGCGACCCTCGATGCGCGCCGCTTCGAGCGACAGCCGATCCTGCATGCGCTGCCACTCGCGAGTGACTTCCGCCCGCATGTCGGCGACGAGTCGCTTGAGTTGCTGCTCGTTCGTCATCGCCGGAAAAACTATTGGTTAACGGGGCGCTCTTGCTGCTGCCAGTCGGCAGCCGGGCGCGGTTCAACTTCGTACAGAATCGCGACGAGTGTACGCTGGCGGCCGACGGCACTGTTGGCGATCTGTCTGATGCTGCTGTAGGTCATCCACCGCACTCATCATGAAATTGCTGGAAGAAGGGACGCAGTTGGAGCGCCTGCGCTTCGCTCCCGTCGGTCAGGATCGGCGTTGCCATGTAGACCGTGGGATCGAGCTTCCAATCGACGATGCTTGGACCCGGCTCGCCTCGCGGGCCACGTTCGCCGCGCTCGCCCGGCGGGCCCTTCATGCCGGGCTTGCCGTGCGCACAGATCATCTGCCATTTATCAGAAGGGCAAATGCCGGGGTCGTCGCAACGGGCGATGAACGCACTGCCGTTGAGCACCACAATATCAAATTGCTGGTAGTTGCGGGACGTAGAGAACGTGCCACAAACCCGCGGCCACCGCGCATCGGCACCATCGCGTCCGGCGGCAGCCAAACAAACCCAATCGTCGGCATGCGGCGGTGAGCGCGCGGTATCGCGCACCGCTTGATAGCAGGCACCAGCGTAGCTGACGCAGTCGCCTTTGTAATGAACCGTGTCAGACATGAAGGGCTTCACCGGCCGCAAATGGCCTTCTGGACCAACGGGCCCAGCCGGAATTTGTTTGATTTTCGCGTCGATCTGCTCTGCCGTGCGACGGTCCGTGTCCGCAATTAGCATCGCGAGCAGCCCGGGATTGTCCTCATCGTCATTGAGGAAGAAGCTCCGCAGCTGAGCGATCTTCTCGTCGACATACGCGTAAGCCGCAGCCGCAGCATCGCTAATGACCTGCTGGCGCCAGGCGCGCAGCTCATTGTCGGTCATGTAGCGTCCGTGCTCCGCGGCGGCGTGCGCTTGGTCATCCATGACGTTCACCACCACTCTCGTACATCAGGCTATCAGCGTCGTGACATCGACGGCCAGCGGCTGCGTCGGCGCCATGGCGAGCGCCATACACAGCGCCACTAGGCCGTCGATTCGGTGCGTGCTTTTTCGTTTGTCGGGGGCCCGGTTGCCGGCGGAATCCGTGCGGACCACGGTATGCATCGCGCACATGGTCAAAATCGGGTTGCTATGCACCATCTGACGATCGAGTAATGCCTGTTCGAGGTCACGCAGCGCCGGGCTCATACTCTGGGTACCCTGACCCATCTCGACGAACTTTTCGGCGAGCATCTGATCGGTAAAACCCGCCTTCAGCAGCCAAGGTTTGAGGTGCTTGAAGTTCCAACGATCGAACCCGACCCGGATGATGTTGTGTGCACGGAACAGTCCGCGTAGCTCGAACGCGACCCACTCATAGCTCACACTGCGGCCTGGGCAAACGTGTAGGAATCCCTGTGCATACCATTGATCATACGGCACACGATCAGTGCGAGCTTTCTCTGCAAGACCATCCTCTGGCAGCCAGAACCGGCAGTGCACATGCCAGCGGCCGTCCTTGCGTCCGACCAGCACAAAGGCGGTAAGATCATTCACGGCGGAGAGGTCGAGGCCGCCGTACAGCACCGACAGTTCGGCCAAGGGAGCCACCGCGCCACGGCAGCCCTCCCACACGCTCACCGGCACGAACGGAGCCGAGACCTCAGTTCTCTGATTGAGAACGAAGCGGCGATATTCCGCTTCACGCGCGGGCATCCGCTGAGCGTCGGCCGCCATCTGCAGCACTTCGCGCTTGTTCATGAAACTGTCGAGGGCTGGATTGGCAGCGCGTATTGCCTCTTCACTAAACGGATCGAGAGTCTTCGACGCGGCGTAGAGCGAGCAGGTCGTGCGCGGATCGCCTCCGGCCAGCGCGTCATCGATCAGGATCGAGAGCAAATCAGTATCGCTCGGCGCCTGTGTGGAAATGATTATCGAGAGCGGGTCGTCCTGGGCGCCAGTCGCGGTTTCCAGCGCCTCGTATAACGACGAGCGCGGACCAGTAACAGCGCCAAGCTCGTCATGGATCACAAAGGCCGGCGACAGCCCCAGCGCCGTGGTGGCGTCGGCAGAGAGAGCGCGATAGCTGGTGCCTAACTCGCTGCACACCAGCATCTTGGCGCTTTCTTTGATGCTGACGGCGCGGGCTAGATCTTGGTTCAAGCGGACCATCTTGCTGGCCGCGTTGTAGGTCAGCGCCGCTTGGTCGCGCGACATCGCCGAGGAGTAGAGCTGACTGTTGGGCCGGCGTTTGGCGGGCGGGCCGCATAGATGAGCGAGCAGCAGACAAGCTGCCAGGGTCGTTTTTGCGTTCTTGCGGGCGAAACTCAGAATCCCGCGCCGAGTCGGACCATTCGGGTTGTCATAGATCCTGATGATTTCAGCGCGTTGCCAGTCGGTGAGCCGCAGCGGCCGCCCAACAAACTTGCCCTCCGGAATGAAGCAAAACTTCTCAATAAATTGGATGACGTCATTCGCCGTCACCTGGTCATCGTGGCGCTTGGTCATCTCAAGCCCCCGTATCCCACGGCTTTGAGGGCGGAACCTCGCTCATCTTTGGCCCGGCCGCACGTGAAACCACACGACTCCGCGGTGTCGCCCGCAACGTGGTCAGGAGATACGCCACCGACTTGGCCACGCTGCCGTGCATGCCTGCCAGCATGGCGATTTCTTCATCGTCGGGAGGACGCTGCGCCCGCAGCGCCCGCAACCGCGTCTCCAGGCCCGCCGCGACCGCGGCCTGGGCCACAAGGCGCAGCAGGACTTGCTCACCGGCGGCATCGATCCAATGGCCGGGCAACGCGCCGACCACGGCACGCCAGGCCTGCGCTTCGCTACCGTCGAGATGGGCAGGTGGATTGGGACGCCCCGCTCCCGGAATGGCGGGCGGCACGACGCTGAGGCTGGCTTGAGATCTTCGGCCTCTGGGCATTGGCTAACTCACCGGCACGGAGCCCCACGCCAGCAAGCGTGGCGCCCGCCATTGCGGGAACG